TACAACAAATGCATTTACAGGTAACGGAGTTGCAACTAGCTTTACATTATCGGCGCCATCAACAACATCAGCTCTTATTGTTGCAATTAACGGAGTTGTGCAATATCCAACACTAGCATATTCTGTAGGCGGAGTAAACAGTGATGTATTAACATTCACTGAAGCTCCGGCAGTCGGTGATATCATTGACGCTAGAGCATTGAGTACATCTACAACAGTGTCGGCATTAACCAACGGAAACGGATATGTACAGTATACTGTAAACGACAATTTTGCTAACGTAATAGCCGGTACAAGTACAGTTGAAACAAGAATGAGTATTTCAGCAGCTACTGGCACAGCAACATTTATGAACGATGTTGTAATTAATGGTAACTTAACAGTTAAAGGTGACACAGCCGGTAATATTAATCTTGGTGATGCTAATACAGATAATGTTATATTCTTTGCAGACGTTAATAGTAATGTTATTCCAAATGGCAACGCTGTTCATGATTTGGGTTCAACAACAGCATTTTGGAATAATACATATACTGACAATCTTGTTAGTGTTAATATTATAGCCGCCGCCGATGAAATAGCTGTGGGTACCTCAGATACAGTGATTGACACATTTGATGCAACTGTTTACAGAAGTGCAACATATGTATTGTCTGTTTCAAATTCTTCATTAGGCGAGTATGAAACTACGGAAGTGTTAGTAATACATAATGGCACTACTGCATATAAAAATCAATACGGAACCATATATACAGGTACATCAAGTTTAGGTACAGTATCAGTATTGTATACAAGTGGCACGGTTGAATTATCATACCAAGGTGCAAATACCGGAAATCAAGTTAGAATACAACCAACATACATTAAGGTATAAAATAAATGCTTCCTTTAGTTAAAAGATATCGTAAGGATTATACTACAGAATCAATTGTAGTTGAACGTAATTATATCAACGGAGTTTGGCACGATACAACAGAAAATGTGCCAAACGCTGTTACCAACATACAAATATCTAATCAGGCAATTGTATTAGGAAATGGGTTAAGCAGATTAGATTTAAATCTGTCTGTGATTAAAAATCACCACGGTGGCTTACTTGGAGCAAAAACGCTACAAAGTTATGGTTGTAACGCATTGTATAGAGACTTCGCTCCTGATTTTCTAATAGCCACGGGTAATGAAATAATTAAAGAACTAGCGGAAAGTGATTATATCAAAGATCATATTGTGTACACTGACGCTGAGCATACCTTACAGTATCCTAATAAATTTTATATGATTCCGTATAATTCATATATGGACGCAGGTACCACAGCAGCATATATTGCGGCATTTGACGGACATAAGCGAGTATATATGTTAGGATTTGATCATCAACCTGTATTAGGATTTAACAATAATGTGTATGCAGGCACACCATGCTATGATCCAGTTAGAAGTGACATATTAGATACTTCGTGGATTAAAGCACGTAAAATGTTATTTGATGTTTATGATGATGTTGAATTCATTTTAGTATCGCGTACAGGAAGAATGACTGTGTCGGACACATGGGCGGGCTGTTTAAATTTTAGACAAGCATCATTAAAAACATTTTCGTTAGAAGTAGATCTATAAAATTGATTCTAGTGTTTTAATCTTAGCAATAACTTCTTTGAAATTAACAGTACGCCAAACTCCAGGATGTAATGGTTTAGGGTAATCTCCTAGCTCAACCCAACAATATCCCCTATGCTCGTGATTTAATTCAGGCACAAATTCTTCATTGACTGGTAGTAAAAATGTATGATATGAGAAATTATTCTTGTCACTGGTGAATTTTTCAATGGGTATAACTCTGGCAGAGGAAAAATCTACTCCTAATTCTTCTGCAAGCTCTCGATGCAATGATTCAAGTAACTGTTCACCATCGTCAATTTTGCCGCCAGCTAATCCCCATGTACCAGAATACTTACTTGAATTACGCAATAGAAAAAGATATCGATGTGTTGCGACACAATAAATGAACGTGCCGACACCTTCTATAGCACTAGAGTCCACAGACCGTTTTTGTACTCGCCCTCGAAGCTTTTCACCCACTGATTGAGATTCCATTTGTATTGTGTTCCAGTATTGAGATTACTCACGTATTGTAACACAGTTGCAGCCGAACTGTCAAATACAACAGTCCAGTGCGTGCCGTTGAATTCAATAATATCATTTGCACCTGCAATTAAATCTACATTATTAGAACCACGCCATGCACTAGGACCGTCAAGTGCACCGTTTGCACTACTACCAATCGAGTTTAATATTAAATAACGTGTACCGTTAACTGCACCTTGTGCTAGTGCAACCGCAGTATTTTTACGTGGATCAATAATAGCATCAATTGCATCTAATGTGTTAGCTGGATATGTATCAATATCTGCATTAAAAATTAACAAACTATCATCTGTTGGATGATATGTAACAGTGCCTACAATCTCTGATTCACCATCGTCTGCTAACAATCTAACTTGACTGATACCATCAACTAATTCACCGTATACATTAACTAAATTATGCCAGTTATCGCGTGTACCAATTTTAGATGGAGTACTTAATGTGGGCTCTCGTGGGTTTTCAATTTCGCTTACTTTTAATAATGTTAACGTGTATGAGTTGCTGCCGCTTCTTAATAGTAAAACTCCATAATCCATCGGAGTATAATACATACGAGTACCCATTAAATTAGCTTCAGTGTATGCCGCAGAATTTAAGTCACCTTGTGCATCATGTATGCTGGCAATAATTTTTTGTATAACACCAAGTTTTTTAACTTTAGCCGGCGGACTAATCCAAATCGGTAATTTGAATGTTAATGTAGCAACATCTATCGGATTTTCAGTACCTACTGGCACTGAACGACTTGACCAATTGGGACTATCTAAATATATAACACTTAAACTTGTCCAGTCGATATAATTGTCTGTGCTTTGTATTTCTAACCCTGGATTAAACAATGGTAATATCTGCTCAACCAACTGTAATTTTTGTTTAGTATTACTAGTCCATATATCTAACTTTAATTCTAATGTATACGGCACAGGCATTATACGTTCAATGGTAAATGCATTGCCTTGTGTTTGTTCATAGGTATCTGTATCAGCATCATATTTACGTTGACGTATACTCATATTACTGACATAGGTAGGACTTTGTACACGGTCTCTATCGTAGGTCAATCCACTGATATACACAGCCATTGCTGGCACAGTCTGCATAGCGTTCTCACTGTTGTTTGCTAAAATAGCTGCAACCTGTTTACTACCATCTGCATAATAAATCGGCACACGTTGTAGAGTTTTGCTACCAGTGCGATCCTGCCCGAACTCAACTTCGTAGCCACTCATTATTCTAATGAACTGTACTACAAAGCGTTCAATTTGACCATCATAAAAATATTGAGCTGCCATTAGTTATCCGCCAAAGGTGAAAGTATGTCAGATAAACCCTGACGTTCCGGTGTTACTTTACTGTAAACTGTGTATTCTAGCATATCGTTACTAGATAGTGTATTTGTGAGCGTAAATGACACATTTCCAGCAGTATTTGCTACAGTATTGGTAATATGTGTGCCATTTAGTGTAGTTTTTACACCATGTGTGCTAACATACGCAATTTTAGTAACAACTGTTTTAGATGTCATATTAAATGATGAGGTTGTTGCGTTAGCCGCCGGAGTATAAGGAGTAGCAACACGAATTGCGTCCCAACCAAGTCCGCCACTATATGTGGCATTTATATTATTAACAAAACCACTACGTTGAGTTGTATTATCTAATCCCGGTGTTAGGTTAGTGCGTACAGAATCCTCAATTTTAATCCAACGTTTAGAATCGTACCGGAATAGTCTATTAGGCACATAATCTAAGCGTAGGTAGTAATCGCCAACGGCCGGAGCAGACGGAAACGCAATACCTGCACTAACTGGTAATCCGTTTGGCGGCAATCCTGTGCTGGTTAAGTATCCTTGTACTTTAGCAGTAGATGTAATGGCTACGTTTGGTAAATTGTTAGTATCTACAGGTAATGTATAAATGGTGCTAGTATCGTACCCACTTAATGGCACTTCGGCTTCGGCACGTGCAATAATAGCATCATTGACCGCAGTGTATTTGTCGTAGGTACTTAACAAGTCGCCGATTGGCGTATCATTTGCATCACCACTGCTGATATTCTTTGTAATGTCTTTATATTCTTGACTATCTACTAGCGGAGCAACTTTAACACGCCATAGATGTGGATACCATGTTTGACTAAATCCTTCTGCTGCACGTGTAGCATCTTGTACAACGTAATAACGTTTTAGCGCACTGGGCAAATCATCGTCTAACGGATAAAAATCTTTTAAGTGTGGTAGTTCCATTACATCGCCTACCATAATCTTGCGACCTAACGTTTCAATCATATCATTTAAGTGGAACACCATGAACATAGTATCGCCAGTTAAGAACAGGCCAAATTGACTTAAGTCAAAATCATTGTCGTTCATGCGATAAACACTGCGCATAGTGTAGACACTAGTGTCGTACTTACGATCTCTATTTTCTAAAAACAATAGGTCTTGTATATTTTTTACACTTTCATTAGCATAACTTGGCTGTGTGGCATCGGAATAGACAGCAATTGTTGCACCAGACCCAACAATGGCTGTGGTGCTTGCTGATAGGGTAATAGTCGTACTTGTTTTTGCAATAACAGTAGTACCAGCCGGAATATTAGTACCAGCAACAAACATACCACGGGTTACAGCCGATGTATTAGCAAATACCAATTCAGTGCCAGGCGTGCCCTGCGCTGCTGATGTAGTAATGCTGGTGCCTTGTTCAATTGGACCAAGATACTTGTGAATATTAATATCAACACCGCCAACAGTAAACATCTCACTGATTCTGCGATCGAAGAATTTATAATCATTTCCCTTATTTGGGCGGTACATACTTAATCTTGGCATTACGTAATCCTGTATATCTAATATTTAGCTTAGATTGACATAGCTGCAAATAGATGTTATACTTGCTTTATGAATGAAATACAGTCAAGTTTAGATTGGCCAGAAGTGCAGACTGCATTAGAAGCGCCATTACATAAAATGAAAAAGTACACGCACGAAATGTGGAACATCAGTCATAATATTGGACTAATGGTTAAAGATATAAGTAAAGAAGAAATCAATTGTCGCAGACACCAAAAGCAGACTAGACTACATAAAGAATTAGTTGACAAAGTCAATGAAGAGATAGCAAACTATGAACGTATGATAACGTTTGCAGTTCTACTGGCAGGATGAGCTTGACAAATACAACAAATGGCTGTATAATGCTATATATAAACTATTAACAAGGAATAACAAATGGCTATTAAAATTGACGGAGCAAAGAAAAAAGCTAAGACAGCAACACGTGATCCTATTTTTGCTGATGAAAAAGCAGTTGGTAGTGAGCCAGTTTGGGATACCGAACGTGCGTTAAAGTTTACAGATGAAGAGTTTGATCACGAGATGCGCAAGAGCTTGCGCTATTACAACTATTTCTATTCTAGCAAAGAGCTTAAAAAGTATTTGGTAGAGTGGTTAAAGCAGACAGCAGGTGTTGCCCATAAACTAGATGCTGTAACTATTACACGCTTTGCTAAAAGCACAGACGGCTACACTCCTTTAACTGCACCTGCCTTAATTAAAGCACACAGTAAAGGCATGCCGTTACGTGAACGTGAAATCAAATACATCATTGGTGCTGTGACTAAAGCATTGTCTTTAGATGATAACGATGTTAAGGTACTTGAAGAAATAACAGATAAAACCAAACCAGCAGTTAAGGTTCCTACTATTCAAGACCGTATGAATGAGATTATGAAAACTCATATCCTACACTTTGAAGAGCTAGAAGATAGTTTGTATGAAGGTAAAACTGTAGATCCGAAAGCATACGAATATCTAAGTGGTAAAGGCGTACCACAGGCTATGTTAGGTAAAATACAGGCTGTTTTTGAACGTCGTTATGCTGAAATTACAGAAGCTAAGTCAACAAGCGACGAAGACTTAAAAGAAGCATACAGCTATATGAAAGCGGCAGACTGGAAACGTTATGATGCTTTCTATACTCGATTGTTTGACGGCATTGCACAGTATGGACAAGTTAAGAAAGCAACTAAGAAAGCGGCAGTGCGTAAGCCACCACAAAAAGAAAAACTTATTGCTAAACTCAAGTATGCTAAAAACGATACCGCTAACAAACTAGTATCAATCAACCCAGTTGACATCATAGGCGCCACCGAGCTTTGGGTCTACAATATTAAGACACGTAAACTAGGCAAATACATAGCAGAAGATATGGGTGGTGCACTTGGTGTTAAAGGTACTGCTATAACAGGTTTTAACGAGTCTACAAGCGTACAAAAAACTTTACGTAAGCCAGAGGTGCAGCTAAAAGAATTCTTAGCCGCGGGCAAGATTGAATTGCGTAAGTTTTTAGACAATATCAAAGCAACTGATATTAAACTAAATGGACGTATCAACCTTGATACTATTTTACTCAAAGTAGCATAAACATTAAAAGTCATCCTGTTAGTGCTAAATATACGAAACAGGATGATTTCACATGGCAACAGCAACAGGTAATTTAACCGCAAATCTTAGTCTAACTACAGACAGTTTATACAATCCAGTTACCGGTACAGGTGCTGGGCATATTGCTTATGATGCAACTCCGCTGATACCAGAGAATCAACAACGCAACGATATCATTGATTACATTCGTCTACGATTAGGTGATCAAATTGTTGATGTCGAAGCAGATAAAGAACATTATGACATGGGTATTAAGCAGGCCTTTATACGTTATCGTCAACGCAGTTCAAACGCAGTAGAAGAAAGCTATGCGTTCTTAGATTTACAACCAGAAACACAAGAATACATATTACCACGTGAGATTATGGACGTTAGACAAATATTTCGTCGTGGTATCGGTAGTGTAACAGGTACTACAGCTAGTCAATTTGAACCATTTGCAAGTGGATATTTAAACACTTATATGTTAGTGGCAGGACGAGTAGGTGGACTTGCTAACTACGAATTGTTTACACAATACCAAGAGCTAGCAATGACTATGTTTGGTGGCTACATGAACTTTACGTTCAATAAAGCAACTAAAAAATTAACAGTATTGCGCAAACAACCTTGGCAAGGACCAAACTCTACTGCGGTAGAAAGTGTTGCGTTATGGGTATACAATGTTAAACCTGATAATATGTTGTTAAACGATCCGCAGGTATATCCGTGGATACAAGACTATGCTTATGCATTGGTGATGATGAGTATAGGTCAAGCACGTGAGAAATTTGCTACTATTGCTGGTCCACAAGGCGGTGGCAGTTTAAATGGTGCAGCACTTAAAGCAGAAGGACAGGCATTGCTAGATAAACTTGATGCTGAAATATCAACTTATGCCGACGGCGGCACCCCTTTAACTTGGATAACTGGTTAAATCAATAATTGACACCTGGCAATAAAAAAAGTATAATATACTATATACAGAAAGGAATAGTATGATTATATCAGTGACAGGCTTCATCGGTTCAGGCAAAGACACAATCGCAGATTACCTAGTAGCAGAGCACGGCTTTAAACGTGAGAGCTTTGCTGGCACACTCAAAGATGCAGTTGCAACAGTATTTGGTTGGGACCGTGAACTATTAGAAGGACGCAGTGCAGAAGGCAGAGCCTGGCGCGAACGAGTAGATCCATGGTGGGCCAAACGCTTAAAAATGCCAAAACTAACTCCACGTTGGGTACTGCAAAACTGGGGCACGGAAGTATGTCGTCAAGGTTTCCATACTGATATATGGATAGCAAGTCTAGAAAATAAACTACGTAAAACAAACGAAGACATTGTGATTTCAGATTGCCGCTTTCCAAACGAAATTAAAATGATTAAGAACTTAGGTGGTAAAACAGTGCGTGTTAAACGCGGCACTGAACCTGAGTGGTATAATTCTGCTAAAACTGTAAATGCCGGTATGAAAAAGATTGGCTGGGCACTAGGTAAGAGTGAACTAGACAAATTAGGTATACACCCGAGCGAGTATGCTTGGATTGGTACTAAGTTTGATGTTACTGTGACTAACGATGGCAGTATTGAAGAACTATATTCTAATACTGAAGATTTAATTATATCAGAAATCCGGAGTCAAATCACCTTGGGTCCAACCTAAGCCTTCTTTAACAATAATAATTTGACAATTTGCACAGATAGTTCTTAAATTAAGTAGCGCATTATTTTTTAAGTTGCCGTCGACGTAGTATACGCTAAGTTGTTGTTTATACTTTGCTTCGAAGCCACATTTTTCACAGTGTGGCTTCTTCTTATAACCAGCAAGCATCCAAGTTGGTTTCTGTGGTAATAGCTTTCTGTTCTTTCTGATACATCCACTGCAACGAGTTCGAAAATGAGTTACTCCGCCACGCTTATAGTTAATTGCTGCGGGGTTTCTAGTACAACTCTGACATAAAGGGCGGAAATCCATACAGTATTTATAGCAAACCTTTGCCAAAGGCTCCTTAATAGACTGGATTTTGATAATACTGATAAATATTTTAAAGTATTATAATATAAGGATACTAAAAATGGCATCATTAATTTCCCCAGGCGTATCGGTTACCGTTATAGACGAAAGCCAATACCAACCAACCGCAACTGGCACAGTTGCTTATGTATTACTGGCTACAGACCAAGATAAAATAAACCCAGATGGCAATACTGCTACGTATACGACAAAGGCAAATGCAGGCAAACTAATCAAACTTACTAGTCAACGTGAACTAGTTACTGGTTTCGGCGGCATTAACTTTCAAGTTGACTCAGGTGATAATCCAATTCATGCACATGAGTTAAATGAATATGGTTTACTTGCGGCATACAGTGCATTAGGTGTGTCTAATCAAATATACGTTCAACGTGCTGATGTTAACTTGTCCGAGTTAACTGGTACAAGCATTCGCCCAACAGGCACTGCTTCAGATGGCGCATATTGGCTAGATGTAAGTACAGCCGGCACTAATTGGGGTATTTACGAATGGAATGAAGACACTACTGGATTTGCATTGCAAACTCCAACTGTAATTACTGATACTGCACAATTAAGCGGCAGTGTTCCGTTATCGTCAGTAGGAACAATTGGTAGCTATGCTATCAATGTAACAACTCCGTCAAATCCAGTTTATTTTAAACGATACGATAATACTTGGGTATTAGTTGGTAGTGATGCGTGGAAAACAGCAGTTCCGGCTATCTCAGGTACAGTTTCTAATCCAACATTAACTGTTGGACACAAAATGGTATTAAACACTATCAACGTATCATTGACAGGAACTACAGTAACATCAGCTGCGGCAGATATTAATACTGCGGCTATCCCTGGGGTGTCAGCAACGGTCAATGTTGTTGGTCAACTTGAAATTAGAATTAACAGTCTATCAAAAAGTGATGGCGTTACGGCAGATGGTGTATTAACAGTTGCTAAGGGAACAACAATTGGTGGAACTGATTGCGCTGTACCATTAGGCCTGCTTAATACTACTAGTGCAAACGTAGTTACATTTAACAGCCCAACAATAACATTTGATACGTATCGTAATGCTCCTGCGTGGAGAACCAGTGATGTTACACCTCGTCCAGCCGGCAGTGTGTGGTTCAAAACATCTGCTACAGGTAACGGAGCAAACTGGGGTATTAAAGAATACAGTGCTACTTTAAATTCTTGGCAAGTATTGGCTGCTCCATTGTATGCCAGCGATACTGATGCAATACAGGGATTAGATCTAATAGGTGGCGGCGGTCAATTAGGTG